GTCCAACTAGCTCAAACCCGCGGTCTTACAACCACGGGCCGTAACTAGGCCACTGATAAGCAAGGCCACTCTTACTTCCGGTACGGAAGTCCCACCCCGATGGTCTGGGGATAAGGGATGGTTCTTGCTCAAGTTCTGCATCAGTTCCTTCAAGAACATGAAGACTCTTTAATAGAGTCCCAATGTCGTCGAGCTGCACGTCCTTCTTACGAGGGGCGACATATCGATAAGACCAACCTTGAAGGCCACGTTTAGCTTTCTGGGGAGTTGCCTCATCCCAGTCTGCTATGAGACCACCGTCGCCAAATCCATCTGGGATCCTCACGGATTGCCAGAATTTGGGTAGGTGGTTCACGGTCCTGTCATAGACAGGTTTCCAGCGTGGGTCTAGCCCCCAGCTAAGCCTAGAGTATCGGCGTAGCTGGTTGCAAGCCCAATAGATTCGATGGATTGAATCGATGGGAGATCTGACGTAGAACGGTGTTACGTCGACACCTCCGAAATAGTGCTTACCGCACGACTCTCGGAATGGTCCGTCTGCGAATGTCTTCTTAGCGTTGGACATAAATCCAACGTGTCGGAGGACATCCAGCAGGGCCGGAGTAAGGTCTGAAGAGACGATAATATCGTCACCGAAGACCAAGCATCGACGATCCATGTCACCCGTAGAGAGCAGGTCTATCACGGCAAGCGCGAGGCCATAGAAAATCAAGGTCTCGAGCTCAAACGTAAAACCATTTCCCATAGATGACACCTTCCGGAGTAATAGTCTTTCCCCGGTCGGAAGAATAGAGCACGGGGTACGGCAAAGCTCAATCGCCGTACTCCAGCTCGTTGGGAGAAGCAACCGTACCAGATCCATGTGAATCGAATCTGAGGCGCTGCTGAGGTCAATCGTTGCCAACTGACCGTTCGCACTTCCCTCCTGGGCCAGGACTTGGTTAAGCTCCTGGGCCGTAGTGAGAAGAAGCCCCCACCGCTGCAACGAACGACGTATACGACGGCCAAGGCCTTTCTGAAGATACATATTCAGATCAGGCTCAATAGCAATCACGCGGTCCGTTTTAGCGTTCTTTGGAACAGTGACTACGCGTGACCCCTCAACCACCGTGGGGTTAAAATCCCACAACGGATAAAGACGTTTTAAAGCGTCTGCGAGAGGTAAAGCGTTATACGACACCTGGGGCTCTTTGGCCCCATACTTGTAGGCTGCGTCGCCCTTCCGCCTCGGCAAAGATGTCGAGGCTCCTGGCCCCCATGTGAAGAG